CGATGCTGGCCTACAGCGCGCAGGACCTGATTCTCGAGCCTTTCGCAGGAGCGGTCTTCGGCCTCACGCCGGGTCAGAGTACCCAACTCTCCGGGGTGCAGCACGCAGGTGTACTGCTTGGCATGGTGGCTCTCGCCCTGCTCGGCACTTGGAGGGGCTCGGGAGCAAGCCCGCAAGGCATGCGCACTTGGACCATTGGCGGCTGTGTGCTCTCGGCGCTCACCCTTGGCGGGCTTGCGGCAGCAAGCTTGTGGGGTCCCGGCTGGCCCTTGCAGGCCAGCGTTTTCGCCCTTGGCCTTGCCAACGGCGTGTTCGCTGTTGCGGCGATCGGATCGATGATGACGCTGGCCGATCAGGGCGCGGCCTCGCGCGAGGGTTTACGCATGGGGCTCTGGGGCGCCGCCCAGGCACTGGCTTTCGGTCTCGGGGGATTCCTCGGGACGGCGGCGAGTGACCTGGCGCACCTCCTGCTCGGCGATCCAGTGACCGCCTACGCCTGCGTCTTCGCCGCGGAGGCTGCTCTTTTCCTGCTGGCGGCCGCAATGGCGGTTCGGGGGGGCGAGCTTTCCGCGACCTCAATGACCGATCGCAACAAGCTTCAAAGGCATGAACCTGTAGACACCGAGCACCGGGAAAGGCACGCATGAGCCCGACAACGATTTACGACGCCGCTGTGGTTGGCGGCGGCCCGGCAGGAGCGACGGCCGCCCATGATCTGGCGCGCAAAGGCCTCAAGGTTGCCCTTCTCGACCGGGAGGGGCGCATCAAGCCCTGCGGCGGTGCCATTCCGCCGAAACTGCTGCGCGAGTTTGCAATCGGCGCGGAAGTGCTGGTCGCGCGGGTCCGTGGCGCCCGCATTATTTCTCCGCGGCAGCGTGTCGTCGGGATGCCGATCGAAGAGGGCTATGTCGGGATGGTCGATCGCGCAGCCTTTGACCCCTGGCTGCGAGAGCGCGCCTGCGAGGCAGGCGCAGAGCGGATTCGCGGACGCTATTTGCGCGTCGAGCGCAAGCCCGGGGACGAAGCCTTGACGCTGTGCTACGAGACCCGGGAAGGGCCGGCGCAATTGCGCGCCCGCTACCTGATTGGTGCGGACGGAGCGCGTTCGAGCGTTGCCCAGCAGGAAATCGAGGGCTGGGACAAGGGCGAGTATGTTTTTGCTTATCACGAAATCCTGCAGGCGCCCGAGGGGGCAGCCGCCGCAGCCTTCTACGATCCGTTGCGTTGCGATGTGTATTACGACGCGCGGCTCTCACCCGACTTCTACGCCTGGGTCTTTCCACACGGTGGCCAGCTGAGCATCGGCACCGGTAGCGCCTGCAAGGGATTTTCGCAGCGCGAGGCAATCGCGCGCTTGCGCGCACAGACCGGTCTGGACCGGCAGACGCTTGTACGCCGCGAGGGTGCCCCTATCCCACTCAAACCACTCCCGCGCTGGGATAACGGGCGCGACATCCTGCTCGCAGGCGATGCAGCCGGTGTGGTGGCACCCGCCTCCGGTGAGGGCATCTACTACGCAATGCTCGGAGGGCGGATGGCGGCCGACGCGGTGGCGCAATGCCTTGCGGAACGCTCACCACGCGCGCTCGCACTTGCGCGCAAGCGCTTCATGCGGCTGCACGGACAAGTCTTCTGGGTCCTGGGACTTATGCAGAAGTACTGGTACGCCAACGACAATCGACGCGAGCGCTTTGTGCACATTTGTGCGGATCGCGATGTCCAGCAGCTCACTTGGGATGCCTACATGAACAAGGAGCTGGTTCGCGCCAAACCGCTTGCGCATGTGCGGATCTTCTTCAAGAACCTCGCCCACTTGAGCGGACTCGCCTCGACCTGATCGCGGCATGCAGCAGTCCCGGGCACTTCAGGGGGATGAAGCCGCAAGACCGATTCCGCGCAAGCTTCGCCTGGTGGTGGTGGCGCTGGTGGTGCTGGTTCAACCGGTTCTGGTAACGCTGGTGGTAACGGTGGAACTGGTCAAGCATCAACAATTACGGGAACATCTGTGCCTTATGCTGGCGGCGGTGGTGGTGGCGGCCAACCTAATTCAACAGGCGGTAGCGGAATTGGCGGCGCTGGTGTATGGACTACGGGTGCTGGTGCTGGCGCTACAAACACTGGTAGCGGTGGTGGCGGAACTAGAAATAGTGGGGATAGCCCTTCTGGCGTTGCGGCGGCAGGCGGCTCCGGTATCGTCATCATAAAAATAAATCAATAAGAGGGTCTATGACAACAAAGGTATTTAGGTTTCTGGGGATTGACACAGCAATGCACCTACTACGTCCAGGTGCGAAGTGGGAAATCAGTAACAACGTCTTTACGAGATGGGATGATCCACGGCCATGCCCTTCCATAGAAGAAGTCTATTGGGTAATGGACAAGATCAAAGAGTTTGAAGAGATGATTCCTACAATCTGGCTACCTGAGCAGTTAGAGGAAATGGGCATACGGCAAAAGGAAATCGAAGATGCAATTGCATAATCTATTTCCAACCCCTGTAGGCTTTGCAGAGCTTGGTAGACCACTGAGCGATGAAGAGTTGTTCTTTATCCGTGAGCTGCCAACAAGACCCAACATGGGAAACACCACAAGCACAAACAACTTTGTACTGCGTGACCCTGCGCTAACAAGCCTGCGTTCGTTTATAGAAGATAGCGTTTCGGATTACTTCAAAAGCACAGTCAATCCCAAACACAACGTAAGCCTGAGAGTGACCCAAAGCTGGTGTAACTACTCAGAGCCTGGGCAATACCATCATAAACATGCTCATCCTAATAGCTACATCTCAGGTGTGTTCTACGTTCAGACGAACCCTAACGACAAGATCTACTTCTACAAAGATGGTTGGCAGCAGATCAAATTTCCACCCGAACAGTGGAACCCGTATAACAGTGAGAGTTGGTGGTTTGAGGCTTATGCTGGCAGGCTGATTCTCTTTCCTTCGTCACTGACGCATATGGTTCCAGAAATAAAGGGCGAGGACACAAGAATCTCACTTAGTTTTAATACCTTTCCCGTGGGTGTTGTCGGGGAAGAGATGGATTTAACCGGATTGAAATTGGAGGCGTAATGGCTCACTTTGCAAAAATCGACGAGAACAACATCGTCACGCAAGTTGTCGTAGTAGACAACAAGGACACGGCTGATGCGTTTGGCGTAGAGAAAGAACACATCGGTGCTGCCCATCTTGAAAAAATTCTCGGTGGTGTGTGGAAGCAGACAAGTTATAACGGCAATATGCGTAAGAACTACGCAGGGATTGGTTATACCTACCGAGCAGACATTGACGCGTTTGTGCCGCCTAAACCATTTGCTAGCTGGCTCTTAAACGCTAATGCTCAGTGGGAGGCGCCAGTAGCGATGCCTCAAGATGGCAAGATGTATAGCTGGGATGAAGCAACAACCAACTGGGTTGAGATTCTAGGATAAAGATGTGTTCGGTTTTGATCCATTCTCAGCTTCGCCGTTCTCAGCGATCAGTGGGTCAACGAATGTATTTGACGCACAAGTAGTTGAATCTGCAACAGGTTCCGATAGTTTAGCGTCCATACTTACGGCACAACCTGCCGTATCAGAAACATCTACAGCTTCGGACAGCATTGCTCCGCAGTCTATTTACGATGTCTCCATCAATGAATCTGCCTCTGCTTCAGACGCAACGGCTGGCGCGACCTTTTTTGTGAGTTATCTTGTAGTTGGTGGTGGCGGTTCAGGCGGCAGCGGTGCGGGTAATGGTGGTGGCGGTGGAGCGGGCGGTGTCGTTGAAGCGGTTTCTTCGGATGCATTTAGTTTAAATGTTTCTTATCAAGTCACTGTTGGCGAGGGTGGCATATTCCAATCAGGGATTGCGTACCCTGGAGGTAACTCTCAGTTTTCTTCAATTACTGCTTATGGTGGTGGCCGAGGCGGTTATTACTCCGCAGCAGGGGGGTTCTATAACGGAGGGTCTGGAGCTAGCGGCGGCGGCGGTTGGAGTTTTCAAGGTATTGGTGGTCCGGCAACCCAAGGTTTTTCCGGCGGTGACGGTTCTGGTGTTGGCGCGGGTCAAAGTGGCGGCGGAGGTGGTGCCGGGGGTTTAGGAGGAAATTCTGTATCCTCTCCTAGCGCTTTGGGCGGCGCCGGTGGTGTTGGAGTTCAATCCGCAATAACTGGTTCGTACTATGGCGGCGGCGGCGGTGGCTTTCCTACTGGAGCCGGAGGCTTAGGAGGTGGAGGTACTGGCAGAGGGATATCAACGCCGCCCGTTCAGGCTGTAGCCAACACAGGGGGCGGGGGAGCCGGAGGTGGTACATCAAGTAGCTCTATTGGGAACCCCGGCGCCTCAGGGGTTGTTGTTCTTAAAATTAACAGTAATTATATAGCCACATTTTCTGGTGGCGTTACTTACTCTCAAAGCACAGCCGGTGGTTTTACTACCTATACCATCACCGCAGCCAATTCAAGTCAGACAGTTTATTTTTCCACCGTACCATTTCAAGATGTCATCAGTGAATCGGCTTCTGCATCAGATAGCAGTTCCGCAGGTGCGTTAAGTATCGCAACCGAAGCAGAGTCTGCAAACGCTTCAGATACGTTAGACGCTATAGCCATTCAGTTTGGTGAGGTTTTAGAAACGGCTGCTGCATCAGATGAAGTAATTACCACGCTATCTACAAATAATGTTGTCTCAGAAACCATTACAGCCACTGATGAAACAAACGGGTCAAGAACATACGACCGCGATGTATTAGAAACCGCGACAGCTTTAGATGTTGTTTCTTTAGATGCAATTTTTGCAGGGCCTATTACTGAAACCGCATCGGGTGCAGATCAAATAAGTTCTTTGCAAGTTGGGTTTGTCGATGTTACAGAAACGGCCCAAGGAACAGATTTAAACACTGTAGTAGCAATAATATCAACAAACATTACAGAGTCTTCCAATGCAACGGATATTGTTATTGGAGGAACGCCGTATGATGCAAGCATTAACGAAACGGCAAATGCAACAGATGAAACAAGCACCGGGAACATTATAAATGACAGTATTACGGAAACGGCTTCTGGCTCAGATACTACAGATTACATAAGAATTGCTTCTGGAGTTATTTCTGAATCAGCTTCAGGCACAGATAGCGTTAGTAGCATTTACAATCCAAGCGCTTTAATATCAGAAACCGCATTAGGTTCTGACAGCACATCGTCAATTTTCAGCGGCACAAGTGAAATAAACGAAACAAGCAGTGCTACGGATGCTGCCACTGGAGCGACGATCACTGACAATTTTATTAGTGAGTCTGGTTCAGCCACAGACTCAATAGCAGCAGGATTGTTATATCTCAAAGACGTTTTAGAAACAACAAGCGCCTCTGATGATATAAGTTGCCTTGCAGATTTTCAGGGCAATATTTATGAGCCTATATTTGCAGATGACAGCAATCAATCTTTCACAAATTTTCTTAATAATATTGTAGAATCAGCCCAGGCCAGTGAGACAACAGCCCCAAGCGGCTTGTTTAATTCAAGTGTTGATGAATCTGCCGCAATTACGGATGAGTCATCCCAGCGGTTTTTATGGGAACTAATTAACACTGCACAAAATGCCAACTGGAGTTTAATTCAAACATGACTGTCAATCGCACAACACTATTAAACTTACCTCTCCCGGTAAGTGGTACGGAACCGGGAACTTGGGGAAACACCACTAATAACGGGCTTACCGAATACCTTGATATTTCTATTGCTGGAGCATTGAGCATAACCTCAACCGTTACCCTTTCAAACTCCACGGGGGATTCTTCAGGGACAAATCTTGCGTCCACTACAGCTCAGTATCGGACGTTGCTTATCCCAGCCTCAGGACCTTCAGCAAATATTGTAGTGACGGCGCCATCGTCGAATCGGGCCTATCATGTTATTAATAGAAACGCCACCTATCAAGTACAAGTCCGTGCAGGCGCAGGGACGGGAGTCACATTAGCGCCAAACCAATCCGCGACAGTTGCATATAACGGAACCGACTATGTGCTTGTAGGGCCTGTTAAGACACTTAGTTCAGCAGTAAATACCCAAACAGATAACTACACAGCAACCCTAGAAGACGCCAACAAAATATTGGTTTTATCAAGCGGCGCATCCAAAGAGTTTACAATTCCCGCGAATTCTGCGGTTCCTTACGCTAATGGGACAGAAATTGGATTTGTTAATTTATCAGCAGATGATTTAACCATAGATATCACTACTGACACGTTATATTTAGCGGGACCCGGAACAACAGCAGCAAAGACGTTGACTCAATATGGAGTAGCAACAGCCGTAAAAATTGCGTCAACAACTTGGATCATAAGCGGAACTAATTTAACATGATAGAACTCCTTGGCGGCGGATTACTTGGTTCCATCTTCGGTGGGCTGTTCAGGCTTGCGCCCGAAATCCTTAAATTTTTTGATAAAGCCAATGAACGTAAACATGAATTAGCTATGTTCCAACTCCAGACAGACCTGGAGAAACTGCGCGGCGAATTCAAGATGGAGGAAAAATATGTCGACTACTCCATCCAGCAACTGGATACAATTAAGGAGGCGTTTAAAGAGCAAGCGACAACAGCAAAAGAGTCCGGTTATCTCGCATCTTTTATCACTGCTGTTACTCGCCCCGGTCTTACTTGGATTGCCTTTGGTGTTTATGTGGCTGTCAAAGTTGCTGGCTTGACGATTGCTTTTCAAACCAATGCTGATTGGGCTGAGGTGCTGACCAAGAGCTATGACGAGGATGACTTCGCCATGCTCAATATGATGCTTACGTTCTGGTTCGTCGGGCGCAGCATAGAAAAATATCAGAAATGAACGATGAGGCTAAAAAGCTAGCAAAAAATGTACTGATTAAGCCCTTTGAAGGGCTAGCTAAACTTCTGCCTGATGGGACTGTCACTGCTTATCCCGACCCCGGAACCCGTGGACATCCTTGGACCATCGGCTGGGGGGCAACAGGGCCAGAGATTCAGCCGGGTACGATTTGGACGATTGAGCAGTGTGAGAACGCGCTGGATCATCACGTTGAGTATTTTGTGCGTGGCTTGTTTAAACTCTCCCCCGAGTTGGCAACTGCTTTTCCCCGACGCATTGCCGCAGTGACAAGCTGGGCATACAATTGTGGGTTAGGTAACTATCGGGTTTCTACGTTCAAAAAACGTATTGATGCGGGGGATTGGGATGGCGCGGCAGAAGAATGTCTTAAATGGAATAAAGCTGCCGGAAGAGTTTTCCCCGGACTTACCCGCCGCCGCGCCGCAGAAGCTGCGTTGATGAAATAGCTATGCTATCTAAGATCTTATATAAGCCTGGGGTGAATCGTGAGAACACCCGCTACACCTCTGAAGGGGGCTGGTTTGTTTCCGATAAAGTAAGGTTCCGTCAAGGCACTCCTGAGAAAATCGGCGGCTGGGTAAGGATTTCGGCGTTTACCTTTTTAGGTGTGTGCCGATCTTTGTGGAACTGGATTACGCTTCAATCTCAAAACTTAATGGGCGTAGGTACTAACCTTAAGTTTTATATTGAACAAGGTGGTCAATATAACGACATCACACCAATAAGAACCAGAAACTACACCGCAACATTAACAAACCCGTTTGATACAACTAATGCATCAACAACCATCACAGTTAATGACACGGCTCATGGCGCCCAAGTGGGTGACCTTGTTTACTTCTCCGGAGCTTCAGCAGTTGGTGGCGTCCCCGCAGCGGAGTTAAATACACGTCACGTTATTGCTACGTTAGTAAGCGCAAATGCTTATACCATCGTAGTAACAACCGCCGCGACATCGACAGTAACAGGTGGCGGCGGTACGGTATCAGCAGAGTATGTTATTGACACGTTCGTATTAGGCACAGATCCATTTACAGCGAATGGGACAACAACGGTTGTCGTTACAGCAAACACTCATGGCGCATTAAATAATGACTTTGTGACCTTTAGCGGTGCAACAGGTACTTATGCATCGACATTCAATAATGAGTTTCAAATCACTTACCTGACCTCCAATACATTTAGTATTACTGTGCCGTCCGCTTTAACAGCGGGATCGTATGGTGGATCAGCAGTATTGGCCGAATATCAAGTCAACGCGGGTCCAGCGATACAGGCGCCGTTGGTTGGATGGGGTGCTGGCGGCTGGGGGTTAGGGGCTTATGGTGTAGGCGCAAGCTCTACGGATTCATTAAGAATCTGGTCTGCTAATAACTTTGGTGAAGATCTGGTTTATGGCCCAAGAGGTGGGAATATTTACTACTGGGATGCCTCTACGACAGTGACAACTAGAGGCGTAGCGGTTGAAACGCTTCCCGGCGCTTTAGATCCTCCCATCGTACAAAACTTTATCTTTGTTTCAGACACTTACCGGTTTGTGATTTGCTTTGGTTGTAACGACGTAGGTTCTGCCACACAAGATCCGATGTTAATTAGATGGTCGGATCAAGAATCGGTGACGGATTGGGCGCCTACTGCGGCGAATCAAGCCGGGTCTATACGCTTATCCCACGGCTCAGAGATCATCACGGCGATTCAGTCAAGACAAGAAATCGTTGTCTTTACAAACTCATCCTTATATTCTCTTCAATACCTCGGCGCACCGTTGGTTTGGGGTACGCAATTACTAGGCGATAACGTATCCATCATGGGGCCAAACGCCGTAGCTATTGGCTCAGGTATTGTGTATTGGATGGGCAAGGATAAGTTCTATGCGTACTCGGGCCGTATTGAAACGCTGAACTGTGATCTGAGAAAATATATCTTCAACGATATAAACCTGCTTCAAAACGAACAGGTCTTTGCTGGAACCAATGAAGGATTCAATGAGGTTTGGTGGTTTTATTGTTCAGCCAATTCAACAACAGTGGATCGGTATGTTGTGTACAACTACCAAGAAAGAATCTGGCACTACGGCACGATGGCACGAACGGCATGGATTGACGTAGGGTTTAGAGATTATCCTCAAGCGGCGACCTATAGTTATAACTTGGTCAATCATGAGCTTGGTAATGATGACAATGAAACTGGGACTGCGGTAGCGATCAATGCTTATATTGAGTCCGCAGAATTTGATATTCAGGATGGTCATAACTTAGGGTTTGTCTATCGGATTCTTCCAGACATTACGTTCTCAGGATCAAGCGGAACGAATCCATCAGTCACGATGACGCTTATCCCGATGATGAACTCTGGGTCTGGATATAACAACCCTCAGTCTTTAGGTGGATCAAGTTCTGCGTCGGTGACAAGAACCTCAACCACAGTGATTGAGCAATTTACAGGTCAGGTCTATGTCCGGGTGCGCGGAAGACAGATGATCTTTAAGATTGAAAGCACAGATCTTGGTAATGCTTGGCAGTTAGGCGCCCCAAGGATTGACATTAGACCGGATGGTAAAGCAACAGGACGTGGCGCATGAGATTAGACAATCCAGCGCCGCCGAATCTACCGTATGCACCGGATCTGTATGACAAGGTCTATGTGGAAGCATTGACCAATGTATTGCGGCTGTACTTCAATCGGATAGAAAATGTCACGCGCAACCTTCTAGGAAGAGACGGCGGAAGGTTTCTTAGCAATCCTTTTGGGGCTTTTTCAAGTGACTCTGATCAAACTGCTGCAAGCACAACCGTAGCTTATGCAATTACCTATGATGTGACAGACACCAGTGATAGTGTTTACCTGAGCAATAGTTCGCGTTTAAACGTAACCTATCCCGGCGTTTACAACTTACAATTCAGCATTCAGTTTGTTAATACAGATACGCAAATCCATGATGTTGATGTTTGGGCAGCGATCAATGGCACAAATGTAGCAAACAGTAATTCTAGATTTTCTGTACCCAATAGGCATGGCGGCGTGGATGGGCATTTAATTGCGGCGCTCAATATATTTCTATCAATGCAGTCAGGGGATTATGTAGAGCTGTATTGGGCAACAACAAACACAGCAGTTAGCGTGGAGCATCTTGCAGCGGCGTCTTCACCGACAAGACCGGCGACCCCTTCTGTTATTGCGACCATGGCTTTTGTATCTTCTATACCGGAGTAAACGATGGCTGAAATATATGATTTTGGATATGGTGGTAGTGGTGATGTATCTGTTAATGAAACAATAACTCCCGATACGGTTGATGAATACAATGTTGTTGGAGGGGCGGGCACGCAAATACCCGGGGGAGGAAGTTTAGGCGCTCCAGTGACTTCTACAGGAACAATAAATTTTAACAATTTTGATTGGGGCAAAGCCGCGAACGCTTTGCTAGGAGGCTCTGGCGGAGGCATGGGGGCGGGTCTAGCTCTTGGGTTGGGGGCTTTAGCAGCGGCACTATCGAAACAACAAGCACCTACAGTAAAGTTTCCAGAATATAAGCCGGTGCCTGTGTATAACCGTGCGCTAACGTCTCCAATGATGCAGCCGCAACCGGCTCCTCAAAAGTCTGCTTCAGGGCAAAACATTTATCAACCCATGACAGGATTGCCGTATTTTTTTAATCCCAATCCGTTTCAGTTTGATCCTACTGAAGCAGCAAAACGATATGGACCAACACCGGAGCAAATTGCTCAAGGCAAGACCGGATATGAAGCAGGATTGGCGGCGCTATTTAAGCCAATGACGATTACGCCGTTTACCTATGGCAGCACTGTTACGGGCGCCACAGGAAACGACACGGTGGCTGGCGGCAGCACTTCTGGAGGGGCGACCACCGAAGACACAAGTGGCGGGGCCTCTGGTGGCTCTGTAGAAAACTTGACTCAATATAACGACGGCGGCGATATTTATATGGCGGCGGGGCGATATTTAAGCGGTGGCGGGGATGGAATGTCTGATAGCATTCCAGCAACGATTAACGACCGGCAACCCGCAAGATTAGCTGACGGCGAATTTATAGTTCCTGCGGATGTCGTATCGGATCTTGGTAATGGTTCATCAAATGCCGGTGCAAAGAAGTTGTACGCCATGATGAATAAAATTCGCAAGGCGCGACATGGCACCACAAAGCAACCGCCAGAAGTAAAAGCAGAAAGGACTATGCCTGCATGAATGAATGGGAGCGCTGCGGCCCATGGTTGCAAGCTGCTTTAGATCATGGCGGCAATTGTTTCGCACTTGAGGACGTATTAGAAGCTATTGAGACCGGTAAGGCGCAATTTTGGCCGGGAAACAAATGTGCCTTAGTAACAGAAATTAAGCAATATCCCCGCAAAAAAATCTGCAATGTATGGTTGGCCGGGGGAAGCTTAGAAGAAATTAAGTTTCTTGTGACGTATATACGATTGTTTGCAAAGAATTCGGGTTGTGACGCAATTACGTTGCAAGGCAGGCCCGGTTGGAACAAAATATATCCGCAGCGATTAAAATCGGTAACTTTAATGGAAGAGGTGTCCCAATGAGTTCAGGAGGGCCGTCGCAAACAACGACGCAAATGCCACCGGAGTTTCAGGTTCCGTATATATCGGACCTGTTTCGAATGGGGCAACAAGTTGCGTATACCCCTTACACAGCCTATCAATTGCCAAGATATGCTGAGACTGCGCCTCTGTACCAACAAGGTGTAGAACAAGCGCAACAATTGGCTGCTAGTCCTGGTCTACTAGGACAAATCAATGTAGGCGGCCAGAATATGGGCGTCATGCAAGCCTATATGAACCCTTATCAACAAGCGGTTACGGACGTAGCTAAACAGGCAGCGGTTCGTGAGTATGGGACGGGATTGCAAAACTTAAGAAGTCAAGCCGCACAGAGGGGCGCTTTTGGTGGATCACGGCAGGCAATTCTTGAGTCAGAGTTGATGAGAAACCTTGGTTCGCAACTTGGAAATATCCAGATGGCTGGATCGGCACAAGCATTTGATAAGGCTGGACAACTGTACCAACAGGATTTAGCGACCCAAATGCAAAAGGCCCAAACGCTACAGCAACTTGGTTTAGCTGATGAAGCAAGACGACAGCGTGATCTTGATGCGATGTACCAAGAGTTTGAGCGGCAGCGTAACTATCCGGCCCAACAAGCTGCTCAGTATCGGGACATTATTTTTGGATTGCCTGGTTATCAGGCAACATCAAAATATGAATCATCAGGCAATCCATTTACTCAAGGTCTTGGGTTGGCGCGATTATTGTACGGGGGTTAATCATGTATCAACCTTCAGCAGAAACTGGTCTTGGGGCGGATGTCAATATCATTGAAGCCATGGAGATGTTTAAAGATCTCTCCGACACTCAATTAGCTCAGGCCAAGCGCAATCCGAGTTATGCTCTGTTTGCCAATTTAGAAGAAAACCGTCGCTTGCGGATGCGTAACAAACAAACGCAACCCATGCCAACGAAGACTATTGCCGAACAACTATCTGAAGCGGCAGCTATGCCGCAGACGATGCCCCCGCAGCAAAGCGGATTGGCTGCACTTATGGGTCAGCCACAACAAATGCCTCCTGAAATGGCACAAGATATGCCCATGGGCATGGCACGCGGAGGGATGATCGGTGGACCAGTGGCCTTTAGTGATGGTTTGATGGTTGCGAATAACGTATTAACTGAAGAGGATCGCAGGGAAATTGAGCGACGAGTAAAAGAAGGTGGCGGCTTTGCTCCTTATAGTAGCGGGGTCGGAATGGAGTTTGGCGGAGACACAGATTTTCAAGGGCAAGAACCAAGAGTCCCGGCTATTATTAAAGGTCAGCGCGTTATGGCTACGCCAAATGAATTACGGGCTGCTGGCTATTCCGAAGCAACCATTCAGGAAAGATTTAAACAGCCTTCACCCAAACCAGTCGCGCCAAGTCCAGCGGCGCCGCAGCCACAAAAACCAAGGCCATTAGCTATACCTCCGCAACCGTCCGCAACTCCGATGGGTTTATCTAGCATTATTAAGACCGGCAAAGATGCGATGAAACAATTGGGCATCTCACCAATTCAAATGGATTCTGGGCCTATCCGGGCGGATGGTTTGTATGCGGAACGCCAAAAACGATTTCCTGATGAAATATCTCCAATCATGAAACGCCTGGAAGAATTCTATGGAAAACAACCAACACAAGAGGAGATTCAAAAGGCTGCCAATCGCCAAATTGCTCTTTCAATGATGGGAACCAAAGAAAGAAATTTTTTAACTGGTCTTGCTAGTAGCCTACAAGCCGGAGAAGATGTTAAAAAATCTATGATGTTGGAAAATAAGGCTGCTCAACAATCATTATTGCAAGCGCAGTTGTCTCACGCAAAATATCAAGATGCGCTTCGCCGTGGCGATTATGACGCGGCGGAAAAAGCGGCCAGGGAAGAGCGAGCTTATAAATTACAAGCACAACAACTTCAACAACAACAAGCTATGATGCCATTGGAGATTGGTTTAACTTTAGCAAAGGCTATGCAACCCAAAGGCACGGGTGGCGCGTTTAGCGGCCCACAAGCAGCAAAGGTTCGTGAAACCGCCTACAAGCTTGCGGCACCAGAAATTGCTGCTCTTGAGAAAGAATATGAAGCCGCTGCAAAACCCGTGCTAGGAATGTTTGGTGGCTTTGAAACGAATTGGCGCCAAGGCGAAAAAGGAAAAGAATTGGAGCGCCGGAAACAAGAAATTATTAATAAATACATAGTCATGATGGCCCCAGAATTAGGCGCGGTAACGACACCAAGTGCAGCCGATCTACAGCGATACTATCAGCGCGGATCAAAATAAATGCCGATTTTTAACGTCCCTGGACGCGGGCGCGTCCAATTGCCTGAAGGGTTGAAACAAGAAGACTATCAGGCAATTCTTAGGGGTATGCAGCTTGAGGAGATTGAGGCATTTAAGCCTGAATATACGCTTGGCCAAACCGTTGGCATGGGGTTGCAAAGAGGTGTCGGCGGGCTGGGCATTTCATCTTTGTTAGAGTTTCCTGCGTTAGCACTTACCGGCATTGAAAAATTAACTGGATCGGAAGCGGCGGGTCGTGGCGCGGAATCGTTATTAGGAACAGCAGCAGAAGCAAGACAGCGTCTTGGCGAATTAGCACCGGCGCAATTTGAATCTTTTGAGCAACCGAAAGGTGTTGGTCAAACCTTTAGGTATGGGATTGAAAAACTTGCGGAAGGCATTCCTTCAGTAGGTCTTGCAATGACCGGCGGAGGCTTAGGCTTACTACTAGGACGACAGGCCGCGCAACGTGCAGGGGCGGCTGCTTTAGAAGGAGCATTAGCCAAGGGTGCAACAAGGGAAGTCGCCGAAGCAGCAGGACAGAAAGCGGCAGAAAGACTATTACAAAGACGAGCGTTTGCCGGATCAGCGGGAACTTTATATCCTGCGGCAGCCGCAGAACCATTTACGGGTATTTATGAACAAACAGGACGGCGTGAGTTTGTTGAACCCGTATTAGCTGGTGCTGCATCGACCATGCTTGAAAGTGTTGTCCCTGGAATTATTTTAGGGAACCTTGGAGCATTTGGTAAATTAAAAGCATCGGAACGACTACTCGACCGAGCGGGCTTTAAAAATGCGGCGGCCGATATTGCTTTGCGGACAGCCGGTGTGGGAGCAGCCGAAGGTCTTACAGAAACCGCACAACAAGCCATTACAAATCTGGCCATTCAAACAGCCGACAATACATTTGATGCATTTGGACCTGAGAGAACCAAGGATTATTTAGAAGCCTTCATTGGCGGCACCATTGTTGGTGGAGCATTTGGTGGTGTTGGCGCAGCGGCCCGCCGGATGCGCCTACCTTCTGAAACAGAAACCAAGGCCGTCGAGCGCTTACAAGAACTTACAAAACCACCCCAAGAAGGAGGTGTCATAACAGGAGGACAGCTACCTCCTGTTCCACCAGGTGTGGCACCAAGCCCGCCGCCACCAGTGACACCACCAGTGACGCCGCCTTTGGCGCTAAGTGTGACCCCGGAAACACCCAGTGCGCAACCGGCACCACTTAGTTTGCCAAGTGTTGAGCCTCCTGTAACACCTAGTGCTGCGATTGCTCCGGTAGAACCTATCGTGTCACAGGAACCATCGGCAGACCTAGAACCCCCCAAAGAGAATTTTGAAGTCAAGGGCATGGAAACCGTTGAGGTTCCCGTGCAGAGTTTATCGTTATCTAAAGATGTACCACAGTTTAAGATTGGTGCTTCTGCAAAAGGAATCGTTGAGCCTTTAGGCGGAAAATTTGAGCGGACCGGCGTTGCCCCAATACAAGTTTGGCGCAGGCTTGATGGTTCACTAGAGATTATATCGGGGCGCCACCGTTTTGATTTAGCGCAAAGAAGCGGAGAGTCGACAATCCCGGCGCAAATACATGATGAATCGAAGGGGTTTACAAAAGACCATGCCGCAATTCTTGATGCGGAATTAAATATTCGTGATGGACAAGGAAAGGTTAAAGATTATGTCAACTACTTTAGAGAAAGTGGAATCGACAAAGAAACAGCCGAGTCAAGAGGATTATTGGCAAGACCGATGGGAAAGCGGGCTTACACCGTTGCAACTCAAGGAAGTGATGAACTCATTGCCGCCGTTAGGTCCGATCAAATCGGAGATGAACCCGCCTATTACATCGCTTTAAATGCGCCTAATGATTCGAGGCTTCAAGCGGTTGGCATCAACGCAATCAACCAAAACAAGTCCATGGGTACCGCTGTCAATATGATGCAAGCGGTTAAGGCTTTGGCTAGTGAAAACAATGTCAATCTAGATATGTTTGGCTATGATGACAGTGCCATTCAAGAAGCCGAGGAAATGGCAAAGATTGCAAGTCAAAAGCAAAAAGAATTACAAACCCGTTTATCGGCTATTACAGGTGCCGCAAAAAATCCGCAACTGGCAAAATCCGAAGGTATAGATATTCGAGATCCTGATGCTGTAAAAAGGCGGATTGAAGAACTTCGCAAACTAAAATTATCTTGGGATAACTTTTCAACGGACCCGCAGCTTATTGCAGAGATAAGAGAGGCAAGAGGCGTTCCAGCACCAAAAATAGAAGTTGAAGAGGAAGAATTACTTGGGGAGCCGGATCTTTTAGATCAACGCGATCAATCCATGATGCGCGGATCGGCGACACAAAAGAAAAACGCTAAAGAACACGCAGACGATGTAGGCGGGTTGGTGGTTTATTTAGACGGAGATCTTTCGTTAATACGCGGTCATTCAAGGCTTTCGGGTCAACCCGTATATCTTGCGGCCAAGGGGGACTACAGAACCAATAGGGATATTGAATCCTATACGGGCAACTTGTTAAGCGACAAGGAAAAAGACAAATTAATAGCCGCGAAACAATCAATTGAAATTAAAGCAGAAGAGCAGCACGTTAAATCCCCGTTCATTAAATTTGATTCACAGGGTGTGGCTGTATCGCAAAGTGTATCGCCACAGTTAAGAGGTGTATTGGCGGGATGGAAGAAGCTTCTTAAGATCACTCCAAAAATCTACATTACAACCATTTCTGATGTTGAAGCAAACCTTGATAAGTTTACTGGCCCGCACAGGGCGGTTGGTTCTGCTGCATTACGCGACGAATATGGCAGCGTCCGTAAAATGGCGGACGGCGAATACTATATAGCCTTTACCGATAGTATGTCGATGTCTCGGATGCTTGAGACATTAGCCCACGAACTGGGCCATATGCATATGCGCGAGACTTTTGACAATGCGGATATTGCAACGCAAAAGTCTATTCGTGATGAGTACGACAAGTGGCTCAAGTCAAACCAAGGCAAGAGTGCCAGAGAGCATATTCAGTCTATGCGTGCGCGTGGCATTGGAAAACTTGAAAAGATTGGCGAGAAGCATAAGTCAGAAGACCTTCCAGCTTATTGGAGATCATTCAATGAATGGTATGCTGACCAGGTAAGCCGCTGGGCTACTACATCTGAGAAGCCCTTGAATGTTGTAGAGCGATTTTTTAAACGTCTTGCCGATGCATTGCGGTCGTTTTACGCGAAGTTGCGTAATCAAAAGTATTTGCCGAATGAAACCTTTAAACAATATATGGATGAGGTTACAGCGAATATTGACTACATTGCACCAATTCGTGTTCAAGCAAAGCCATTAGGCAAGACTGACCAGATGGCGCTCTTTATGAGAGCTAATCAATTAGAACCAAGCGATACCGAGATCAGCTATATGAAGCGGGCTTCTGATGAACTTTTCGACAACGAAGAGGAAGTGAAGTCGCAAATGGCTAAGGCGGCTGATCTGCTAGATGGTTCTCCAAAAGACGCTGATCGCGGCTTGCAAATGATGATGTCTGCAACTCCAAAATTTGCGGATGGATTGGCATCTGTACGACAAGCGGTTGGGAATTTTACGACCGACAATGCAGATATGTTGTTGTCGTTTTTGAATCTAAGGCAATTAGGCAAAGCCGCCGAAAAGATCTTGCCGCAGATGATGCAGTATTACCGCAAGACAAGCGAGATGCTGACCTTTCGGGACAATCGTTTGGTTAGGGCCGCTCAATTAGTAGAGCGATGGGATCGGTGGGCGAATGCAAATCCCGATGAAGGTAAGGCGTTATCAACGGTATTGCTTAAAGCAAGACTGAGCGGGCTTCGACCCACAAGAGATTTAGATTTAGCCAAGATAAGAGATCAAGAGTTTCTTGCTTCTTGGAAGAAGATCAAGGGCACCGAGGGCGAACAGATCTTCAAGGAAATTGACCGGTTCTTTCGGATGAGCGCCCAGCTTTATTACATAGCGTTGCGTAAGCGTGTCGGTCAAGCCATCGAAAACAAACAGGCTCGGCGGCTTGCATTTGACATGATTAAGGTGGAATACAACAAGTTTCTGTCTCACGGGTTTTATTTCCCGTTCTCACGTTTCGGTGATTACTGGGTGGCTTATAAGCACACAAACAATGTGCCTGCCTACTATATGTTTGAAAGTCAGGCCGACCAGCGAAACTTTATTGAAAAAACCGTTAACCCAAAACTTGCTGCGGGTGAGATTAAAGATTTTAAATCTGGCGTAAAAACCCCTCAAATGATTAGTGAGGGCGTGGCGATGTCGGAGTTCATGACAAAGCTCATGGGCATCATCGACGAACAACAGCAGGCCAATTTGTTTGACGATGGGGGAAAGAATGCAACCGCCAAACAAATGATTAAAGACAGTATATGGCAGTTGTATCTAACCATGGGTCCCGATCTGAGTGTTCAAAAACATTTTATTCATGCCAAAAAAGTTGAAGGATATTCGGTCGACGCATTAAGAGCGTTTTCAGAATCTGCATTTCATGGAACCTATCACCTAGCAAGAATTTCTTTTGGTGGTGATTTAGATCGGATTGTTTTAGATGCTCGAAATCTTGGAAACGCAGAACCCTCCAATGAGCGCGGACGATATTTGCGGGAGTTGCAAAAGCATCACGAGGACTTTAGTTCTCCAAGAGGCGGGAATCAATTTGTTAGTGAATTAACAAACCTTGGGTTTATGTTTTATCTGTCGGCGCCTGCATCGGCGATTGTGAACCTATCACAAGTACCTATTGTTGCGGCTCCGTATATGGCGGCATTTTTTAACAAATCACACTTGTATGCCATGCGTCAGGTTGGGGCGGCCGCCAAAGAATTTATGGCATCGCGGAAGGGAACTGCTTTTGATCTTCCCAAGTATCTTTTAGAGCAAAGTAAAAACAAAAGTCTTAGTGACGCACAGCGCAATCAATACCGAGATGAGTATCAGGCAATCAATCGTTTGCTAGGTACGTTGAATCGAACCCAAACCTTATCTCTTGCAGGCATTGCAGAACGACCAAGTGCATTGTTTGCCACAGGCATAAAAGGTGCAATGCGGACTAAAGCCTTGACTAAGTATCAGAAGGCTCGAATTGCTCTAGGTTATATGTTTAATCAAGCGGAATTGTTCAACCGCCAGGTCACAGCATTGGCTGCGTATCGTATGGCGATGGAAAGCAAGAATCGTAATGGTGAGGCAAGGTACACCACAGAGCAGGCGGTAGAAGTTGCTAGAGACATTGTTGATGAAACGCACTTTGAATATGCCTCGGAAACTAAAGCCCGGTTTATGCGCGGCCCAGTAGGACAGCTTGTGTTTCAATTCATGAACTATGCACAACAGATGACGGCCTTGTTGATTACAAGCCTCAAGCACGCGGTGTATATGGACAAGAATGAATTGGCGAGGTTAAATGCTATAGCTAATGATAAAGGCAAATCTGAAGAAGAGCGAAACGCCGCCAAAGAAGCGATTCAAGACATGGAAGACATCAAACGCGAAGCGCGTAAACGTCTTTCAGGGATCTTATTGATGACCATGGTCTTCTCAGGTTATGAAGGATTGCCGTTCATTCCTTTTGTTCTTTCAACGGTAGCAAGTGCGTTTCTTGGTGATGAAGATGAACCCTACAACTTCAAGCTTGAGGCTAAGGCTGGGTTAGCAGAGTTGTTTGGTGATAATGCGGCGCGGATTTTAAGTCGCGGCTTGATATCAGAAGTTACACAAATGGATTGGGCGTCGCGGACCGGCCTTGATGGGTTGTGGTTTAGAGACAATGTCACATCAAAAGACGAGGCCGAATGGCTACGCAATCAACTTGTTGATGCGCTTGGCCCAGCGGTGGGTATGTTTGTTGGCGTGGCCGAAGGTATCAAGAAAATCAATGATGGCTACACCATGC